GCTGACCGCCAGCATCGGCGCGGCGATCGCTGCCGACCGCACTCTGGGCGGCCATTGCGACTGGGTCGAGGCGGAAGCGCCGCGGGCCGTCGATCTGCCGGTCGAGGGCGCGGCGAGCCTCAAGGCCGCCGTGATCCCGGTGGTGCTGCACTATTCCACGGCCGACCAGCTCGGCTGATCCGGACAACCCGAGGAGAACACCATGGCACGAGCCCAGGGGGCGCGGGCGCTGATGGCGCTTGCGTTCGAGACGACCTATGGAACGCCGCCCGCCAGCGGCTTCACCCGCATGCCCTTCGCCAGCGCGTCGCTGGGGGCCGAGCAACCGCTGCTGAACTCCGAGCTGCTGGGCTACGGCCGCGATCCGCTGGCGCCGATCAAGGACGCGGTGACCGCCGATGGCGATGTCGTCGTGCCGCTCGACGCCGAGGCCTTGGGGTTCTGGCTGAAGGCGGCGTTCGGGACACCCACGACCACGGGCGCGGAAGCTCCCTACACCCACGAGTTCCAGTCCGGGTCTTGGACGCTGCCCAGCATGTCGATCGAGACCGGCATGCCCGAGGTGCCGCGGTACGCGATGTACTCGGGCTGCGTGCTCGACCAGATCACCTGGCAGATGCAGCGCTCGGGGCTGTTGACCGCCACCGCGCGGCTGGTGGCGCAGGGCGAGACGGTCGGGACCACGACGAGCGCGGGAACGCCCACCGCCCTGGAGTTGAAGCGCTTCGGCCACTTCAACGGGGCGATTGCGCGCAACGGTACCGCGCTCGGCAACTTGGTCTCTGCCGAGATCACCTATGCCAACAACCTCGACCGGATCGAGACCATCCGGAGCGACGGCCGCATCGACGGCGCCGACCCGTCCATCGCCGCGTTGACCGGCCGGATCGAGGTGCGCTTCGCCGACCAGACGCTGGTGACGCAGGCCATCAACGGCGAGGCTTGCGAACTCGAGTTCGGCTACGCGCTGCCCTCCGGCGAAAGCTTCACCTTCGCGGTGCACGCCGTCTACCTGCCGCGCCCGCGCATCGAGATTTCCGGGCCACAGGGCGTGCAGGCGACCTTCGACTGGCAGGCCGCCCGCGACAGCGTCGTCGGTCGGATGTGCACGGCGACCCTGATCAACGACATCGAGGTGTACTGACGATGCTGACGCTCGACCTGACGAATGAACCGCGCTGGCATGATCTCGTGCCCGGCGTCCGGGTGCAGCTGCGCCCGCTGACCACCGCGCTGATGGTGGCGACGCGCAGCGATCCCGCCGTGGAGACCATGCCCGAGGAGGCGTCCGACGAGGAGCGCGCGGTCGCCTTCGCCAAGGCGCTGGCGCGCCGGGCCGTGCTCGCCTGGGACGGGATCGGCGATGCCAGTGGCAACCCCATCGACCCGGGCCCGGAGGCCATCGATGCGCTGCTCGATGTCTGGCCGATCTTCGAGGCCTTCCAGCTGGCCTACGTCTCGAAGGGCCTGCTGCTGGAACAGGAAAAAAACGGCTCCGCGCTCTCGCCGAGTGGTCCTTCGGCGGGGGCGAGCGCTACTGCGAAGCCTGCGCGCAAGCCTGCCCGGACTGCCCGGCGCGGCTGAACCGTCCGGAAACTCCGGAGGGTTGGCAGGTCTGGGACCTCGTCGGCCGCCTCGGCGGTCAGCTGCGCGTGCTGCCGGGCGCCGTGATCGGCTGGGACATGTCGGCGGCGCTGGCGCTCGGTGACGCCCTCGGCGTGCCGCCGCTCGCCATGGCCGAACTGCTGCCAGTCATCGAAGCGGTGATGGTCGCCAAACTCAACGAACAGATGGATCATTCCCATGGCTGAGAAGAGGGTCAGCGTCCGCCTCGCCGCGGTCGGTGGGCGACAGGTGCGCGCCGAACTTGAAGGCGTGGGCGAGGCAGGATCGCGCGGCTTCGGACGGCTGAGCCGCGAGATGGAGGCGGCCAACGCCCGGCTCGCGGCCTTCTCGCGGCGGGTCCGGGTCGCGGCAGCCGCTGCCGTGGCCGCCGCAGCCGCCGCTGGTGTGGCGATGGTGCGCTCCGGCCTGCAGACGGTCGACGCGCAGGCCAAGCTGGCGCAGTCGCTCGGCACCACGGTCGCCTCGATCCAGACACTGGAGCGCGCGGGCGAGCTGGCGGGCGTGTCGATGTCCGGCATCGAGCAAGCCACCAAGGATCTGACGCGCCGTCTCAGCCAGGCGGCCGCCGGGACCGGCCCTGCCGCCGACGCGCTGGACCGGCTGGGCCTTTCCGCCACCGACCTGATCGCGCTGCCGCTGGATCAACGGGTCGGCGCGATCAACGCCGCCATCGAAAGTTTCGTGCCTGCGGCCGAACGCGCCGCTGTCGCAGGACAGCTTTTCGGCGAGGAAGGCTCCATCGCCATTTCGCGCATCGACACCGCGACGCTGCGCCAGGCGACCGAGGACGTGCTCGCCTTCGGGGTCGTGGTCTCCGAACAGGACGCGGACCAGATCGAGCGGACGAACGACGCGATCTCGCGCCTCGGGCTGATCTGGCGCGGGCTCTCGAACCAGCTGGCCGTCGCCGCGGCTCCGGCACTCGAAGCGGTCGCCAACGCCATGGCCGCCATCGCCAGCCGCACCGGGCCGCTAGGCATCGCCATTCGCGGTCTCTTCGATAACATCGGCCGCCTGACCACCTATGCCGTGACCTTCGCGACCTTCCTCGCGGGCCGCTGGGTCGCCGGGCTGGCCGCTGCCGCACTGTCGGTCCGTGGGTTCGCCACAGCGCTCGTCGTCCTGCGCGGAGCGCTGATCCGCACCGGGATCGGTGCGCTGATCGTCGGTGTCGGAGAGCTGATCTATCAGCTATCGCAATTCGTCGCCCGCGTGGGCGGGGTCGGCGAAGCCTTCCGGCTGCTCTCCGATCTGGCCTCCGAGGTCTGGTCGCGGGTCGGGCTGGCGCTCGATGCTGCACTGGCCCGCATGGCGGGTGGGTGGGAGGGGCTGAAGGCCGCCGCGCTCTCGGCGCTCGACGGCACCGTCGCGGGCGTCGTGGGGTTCGGGGACCGCACCGTCGCGATCTTCCAGGGGGCCTATGACGGCGCGGTGGCGATCTGGGGCAGCCTGCCGGGCACCATCGGCGACTTCGCCTACCAGGCCGCAAACGGGCTGATCGGCGGGGTGGAGGCGATGCTCAACGGCGTCGTCACCCGCATCAACAGCTTTATCGAGACGCTGAACGCCGCGCTGGCCCTGTTGCCGGAATGGGCGACCGGAGAAGGCGGCGTGCGGATCGGCACGCTCGACGCGGTGGACCTGAGCCGGATCGATAACCCGTTCGAGGGCGCGGCGACAGCAGCGGGAACGGCAGCGGCCGATGCGTTTTCGGCGGCGCTAGCCCGGACCTACATCGCACCGCCCGATCTCGGGCTCGGCGCCATGGCTGATGACGCGCGCGCCCGGGCAGATGCCTACGCGGAAGCGGCTGGCATGCTGACCGATGCCGCGACCCGGCCGCTCGCCGCCTGGCAGGCTCTGAAGGATGCCGTGACCGGGTCCGGCACGGAGGCCGAGACCGCGCTGACAGGCGCCGCGACCTCCGCCGATGCACTGGCGGCCGGGCTCGACGACACCGCCGCCGCTGCCAATGGCGCAGGCGGCGCGGCCCGTGACGCGGGAACCGCCGCTGGCGAAGGGGCGGAGCGTGCGCTGACCGGCTGGCAGGCGGTGACGGCCGCGCTGTCGGACTACGCGAGCCGCGCCCGCGAGATCGGTGGCGATATCGGCCAGAGCCTCGTCAGCGCGTTCCAGTCGGCAGAGGACGCGGTCGGTGAGTTTGTCAAAACCGGCAAGCTGAACTTCCGCGATCTGGTGACCTCGCTGATCGCCGATCTGGCGAAACTGGCGGCGCGGCGCTTCATCCTCGGCCCCATCGCCAACGCGCTTTCGGGAGCGCTCGGCGGTGCGGGCGGGATCTTCGCCAATATCTTGCACGCGGGCGGCATGGTCGGCTCGTCCGGACCCTCGCGCATGGTCCCGGTCATGACCTTCGCCGCCGCGCCCCGGATGCATTCTGGCGGCGCTGTCGGTCTTCGGCACGACGAGGTCCCGGCGATCCTACAGCGCGGTGAACGGGTGCTCTCGCGCCGCGAGGCGCAGAGCTACGGCGCGGGCGGCGGGGTCAACGTCACCATCATGGCTCGCGACGCCGAAAGCTTCCGGCAGTCGCGCACGCAGGTCGCGGCCGACATCGCCCGCGCCGTCTCGCTCGGTCGGAGGGGCATGTGATGGCGTTTCACGAGGTCCGGTTTCCCGACAACATCAGTCGCGGCGCGCGGGGCGGACCCGAGCGGCGCACCCAGATCGTCGAGCTCGCCTCCGGCGACGAGGAACGCAACGCCAGTTGGGCCAACTCGCGCCGCCGCTACGATGTCGCCTACGGCATCCGCCGCGCGGACGATCTGGCGGCGGTCGTCGCCTTCTTCGAGGCGCGGAACGGTCGCCTGCACGGTTTCCGCTTCAAGGACTGGGGCGATCACAAGTCCTGCCTTCCTTCGGGCACGCCATCGCCGACCGATCAGTCGATTGGCACCGGCGACGGCGCGACGACCGCCTTCCAGCTGGTGAAGCGTTACGCCTCGGGAGCGCAATCCTGGACGCGCGCCATCGCGAAGCCGGTCGCAGGCAGCGTGCGCATTGCGCTGTCGGGCGTCGAGCAGCCCTCCGGCTGGTCCGTCGACACCGCCACTGGCGTCGTGACCTTCGACACCGCGCCGGGCGCTGGCGTCGCCATCACCGCGGGCTTCGAGTTCGACGTGCCAGTCCGCTTCGACGCCGACGCGCTCGACGTGACGCTCGACCTCGAGCGGCTCGGCTCGATCACCACCATTCCGCTTCTGGAGATCCGGCGATGAACGACACCGGCAGCTTTGTGGCGGCCGTGCTGCGCGAACTCGCGGCCTCGACGGCCGTGATCCTCGCCGCCTGGGGCGCGCTCGGCGGCGCGACGAACGCGCTGACCACGAAGATGCGACTGCGCGATGCGCTGCGGCACATCCTGCTCGGCGGGCTGATCGCGGCCGGGATGGGCAGTCTCTCCATGGCCGTGATCACCGCCTGGCTCAGCCTTCCGCCCGAGGCGATCCCTGCGGGCGGGGCAGCGGGCTCGGCCGCCTATCTCGTCGGCGTCTTTGGTCCGGCCTTCATCGAGATGCTGCTGGCCCGCCTACGCCGCGCCAAACAGGGCGACGGCGATGATTGAGCTTCTCCGCCTCGCGCGCTCCCTCCGCTGCGACCCGGCCGACCCTCGGCAGGCCTTCGCCCATCGCCTGCGCATCGGTCTCGCAGTCGCGGCGCTGATCCTGGTCCTCTCGCTCCTCCGGTAATCCCATGCACATGACCGATCGGGGCCTGCTGGCCCTCGTCCGGCACGAAGGACTCGTGCCCGGACCCTATCTCGATGTGAAACAGGTCTGGACCTTCGGCATCGGCCACACCACCGCGGCCGGGCCGCCCCATCCGGCCACCATGCCGCGCGGCATGCCCGCCGATCTCGACGCCGGGATCCGCGAAGCGTTCCGTGTGTTCCGGGCCGACCTCGCGCGCTACGAGGCCGCCGTCCTGCGCGCCGTGAAGGTGCCGCTTGCGCCGCATGAATTCGATGCGCTGGTCAGCTTCCACTACAACACCGGCGGCATCGCCAAGGCTGCGCTGACCCGCCACCTCAATGCCGGCAATCGCGTTGCAGCCGCCGACGCGTTTCTGAACTGGCGGCGACCGGCCTCGATCATCCCGCGCCGGGAAGCCGAGCGCGACCTGTTTCGCCATGGCCGCTATCCCGGCGGCACGATCCCTGTCTGGTCCGTGGATCGCATGGGCCGAGTCGATTTCTCCCGACCGATCCGTCGCCTGACCGAAGATGAGGCTCTGGCCTTGGCTCGCGGGCCGTCGCCGACGCTGCCGCTCCTCAACCCTGCATCCATCGCGCCGACCGGCTGGCTTGCCCGGCTGGCCGCGTTCTTCTCCACCCTGATCCGGAGGGCCTGATCCCCATGCGCTACGTTCGCCCCAACTCGCTCACCTGGTGGGCGGGATTGCTCGCCATGCTCACCGGCATCGCCTCCCTCGCGCTGCCCGCCACCGGGCCGCTCGGGGAACTGTCCCGGCTGGTCGCGCTGCTCGCCGGCTCGGGCGATGCCTCGCCCGCGGGGCTCATGTTCCTCGGTCTCGGCCTGATCGGCCTGCGCGACCGGATCGAGCGCGGGTTCCGCGGCGATGCTTGAGTTCCTCGCAGGTCTGGTCGTGGGCGGCTGCCTCGGGGTCTTCGTCGCAGCCCTCTGCGTCGCCGCCGCGCG